ATTGCGGCTCGGTGAAAGTCCGTGTCTGAGGTGTAGGTGTCGTAGACGCGAAAGATTTGGGCAGCAGTACCATCGCGTTGAGCCATAGTGCCCGCAGCTTCACCTGTAATAGCTACTGGGTTATTACTTGCAGTGCCAGTAAAGAATCTAAGCTCAAGGGGACTAAGTGCCGAGCGGCGGCCTGTTGATTGAACAACGCCTAGGTTTGGGGTGTTCCCGCCGGTAATTCTTACAAAACCGGCACCAACACCAGAATCTACAATAAACTTTGTTACTCCATTTAGCTGCAAATCCAGCAGGTTCCCGGTAAACCCGTTTGGCGCATTAACGCCAAGCCCCGTGCCAGCAGTACTCCAGCTTGTTGACGTGGTGCCAGTTGGTTCAATCAGTAACGCTGGCTTGGTGGTTGTGCTGGCGCCGCCCGTGAACCACGTCCCAGTCAGTGCCATCGGCGGCGTGCTAGCCGCACCATTCGCCGCCAGGATCAGCCTTGCCAGCGTCACGGCGCCCGTGGCGCCATCCACGCTGCTGTTGGGGATCGCGCCCAGCACGCTGCTGTTGCGGTACTGAATCTCGGTGCCGCTGCCTGCAGGGGATGCGCCAGCCTCGACCGTGGCCCAGGTGCCGTCGTCCTTGAGGTACTTCCCGCTCGGGGTGCCTGTTGCCGGTGCCAAACCCGCCGAAGACGTGGAGACTACTCCGGGCAATCCCGACAGGCTGTCGTAAGCGATCTGCGCTCCATCGCCGCCGTCGTGGTTGTGGCTGTTGCCGTTCGTGACGCCTTGCGCTGCGGGGGCGAAGTCCGTGCTAGCTGCTGCTGCTGCCGTGCCCAGGGTGGGCAGGCCGCCTAGATCTCCGTATGCCCCAGTGAATCCCACCCGGGCCATCTCCGGGCCGATCCCCACCACGATCGTGCCGGTGCCGGACTGCACCCGCGCCACAACGCCGATGCGCTGCACGATGCCACTGGCCGGGAGCGTGGCCACCAGTGCGCCAGCAGCGCCGACGTACAACTCGGCGCCCAACGTATAGGCCGCCGTGTTTATCGGCCTCAGCTCGCCCAGCGCCACGGCGTCGCCATCGCCGTTGTTGGCAAGGGTGGTCTCCAGCACGGCGATCGCCGGCATTTTCAGCGGATCGGTCGGGTCGCAGGCCGCCACTGTGATCCGATCGGTGTCGCCTACGCTGCCGGTCGCATAGACCGCCGTGCCCGCCACCAGGGGGCCGCCGCTGGTGTTGCGGACGTGAACGTAGAAGTTCCCGGCAATGCTGCCGTGGATGTGGGGGATGACGACCGGCGCCGTGCCGGTGATCGTCAGGCCGGTAAATAATGGGCTGCCCTCCTCGCCTAGGCCCAGCAGCGTGCGTTGCGCGGCAGCGTCGAGCGCCTCCACCATGGCGCGGCCTGCAGCGGTGCTAACGCCGGTCCACCAGGCGGCGATGGCCTGCCGCACCCTCTGGGCCGTAAACGCCCGCCGAGTCGTTGCGGTGCCGGCCTCGGCCTCGGCCTGCTCAATGGTGGCGGCGGTCCACTCGCGGGCGTCGCTTAACCTGGCGTCGCTCACTCCCACATACGCCGCATTGCCCTCGGCGGCAGTCAGGTAGCCAGGGTGCGGGTCTGCAGCTGCCTCATGCGCTCCGATTGCCGCTGACACCTCCGAGTCTCTGGCAATCCCTGCAGGGATGTCCGAATCGCTCAGCGCAGTGGCCGACTGCCGGTAGCGGCCGTCGCCCTCCGCTTGGGTCAAGTATTGAGAGTGCGGGTCTGCTGCTGCTACGTGGGCGGCGACCGCACCCAGCGCCTCCCGCGACTCTATCCCATCCTCCAGCTTGTCAAGGTTGCCATCATGCTCCGCCGCCGTGAGCGGCGTGCCCTTGACCAGTCGCCGGGTCAGATTGAGCGTCATACGAACACCCCGGCCTCAAAAACGCCTTCCAAGTACACCTTAAAGACGGCCTCAATCTTCTCCAGCACCATCACGCAGAACCGGCCATCAGCCAGCTTCAGCGGTTCGTGCTGCAGCTTGTACGTCAATCCCTCGTGCTGCACCTGGTCGCCATACTGCAAACCGCCGAACTGATCAGTCCTGGCAGTCAGCGCATAGTCCACCGTCACCACGTTGTCATTCATAATGATCTGGCTGGCGCGGTCCATGATGCCCAAACCAACAACGGCCCCAGCAGTGACGCTGGAGCCGAAGTCAGCCAGCAGGAAATCATCGGGGATTTCCTGGATCATGGTCAGACCGCGTAACGGGCGCCGCCGACTGCCACGCAGGTGACGGTAGCGGAGAAGCTGCCGGTTTCGTCGGTGAAGGCCAGCCGCACGAACTTGCCCACCTGGTCGCGGGGAATTGACAGCTTCTGCAGGGCGGCAGTGCTGCCCAGGTCGGTGAATGCACCGCCCGGCACATCCGTAGCATCGCTGCCGTCAGAGGCATTGCCGGATTGCACCTTCACCTTGATCGCGGTGCTGGATGCACTGGCGGCGGCATACAGCAGCAGCAGCAGATCACCATCTACAGCGCTCACGTCCACCGCAGTGGTGTTGCCCGCGGCGTCGCGAGTGGCAGGAGCCAGGATGGTGAATGCCTGGAGTTGCTCCAGGGCTCTGAGTTCAATGGCCATTGATCAATCCTCCGGGGTGGGGTCAGGGGTGGAAGTCTTTGCAGAGCGCCGCGGCTTGGGTGGGCAGGCCGGGGCGGGCTCAAGTTCGGGTTCTGGCGCAATCGACGCCATGCCCATCGCCAGCAGCTCGTTAGCTGGGCCTTGAGGAAGGTCAGCCACCTCACCCATGGAGAGGTGGCGACCGTCTGCTCTGCAGTTCGAGAGAATCTGCAGCCTCATGATCAGGTGCCCAGAGCGAAGGACTGAGCGCGACGCACCGCCACGTCGAAGTCCTGATGCACGGTCAGGATCACCTGGCCGCTGGCGCCCTGGGTATAGGGGTCAACCACCACATCCAGGCCGCTCCACATGCCCACCACGCAGTCGGCAAGATTGCCGAACAGAACATCGTTCTGCTGCATCTGGTTGGACACGGTGAACTGGTAGCCGTTCACAGTGCCGGCATCGGTCATGATGTAGTCAGAGCCAGCCGAGGATGCCCTCAGGGTCTGCTTCAGGGCGCCGCGCACCACGCTGTTGCCGATGTAGCGCATCGAGCCGGCGTCGAGGTTGTCGATCGCCAGTTCGGTTTCCAGGTCCACGTAGTCGCCCCAGTCGCCGCAGTTCAGAGCAGAGCCACCGCCGAGGCTGGCGGGGAAGTCCTTAGCAGTGCCGCCAGCGAAGGTCACCGAGCCGATGCCGGTGGTGTTGATGATGCCTAGCGGCTGGCCGTTGGAGCCGGTGCCGTAGCCGATGGTGTAGTCCATGCCCAAGGCGACAGACTCGGCCATGTCGATCCGCACCAGGTTCTCCACGTCGGGGGAGCTCTGGATCATCATCCGGCGGCTGATCGGCACGCGAACGCCGATGGTCCGGGGGATCATGTTCACCAGGCCGAAGGTGAGCTTGCTGTTGGCAACCTCAGCGTTCTCGCCGACGAAGTAATACTGGCTGGAGCTGAGCTTTTTGGGGATCTCAACGTTGCCCTCCAGGCCGGAGAGCATGGTGAGGCCGCTGTTCAGGAAGGCGCTGCGGTTGCGGATCAGGTCAATGAACTGCGCATCGAGCCGATCGGTGCCGACCAGTGCGCCGCCATCGCCGAAGGTGCCGACCACTTGGCCAGGGGTCTCAGCAGCGCGGTTGGAGCCCAGCACTTCCCAGGGGATCAGCACGCCGTTGGCGCTGCGGCTGTGCTTGGCCTGGGCAGCGCGGGCCACCTCCAGCTCAAAGCCGGCGGCCTCAGCGGTACGGGGGCTGGGGTCGGCCAGATACTGAGCGACGCGCAGGAAGCTGTAGCGCTTCACCTCACGCTTGCTCAGGCCCAGCTCAGCGCCGCCGGCATCGTGCACGCGGCCATCGAAGGACACCTTGCGCATGCCGATCTGTTCCATCACCACGGCGCGGGCCGCGTCAACGGAAGCATCTTCATTGATGAGTTTCTCGGCCAGGTCGGGCAGCTGGAACTGCTCGCACATGCCGCGGATGGTCGCAACACGCTCGCGCTCGGCGCGCCGAGCGTCCTGCTGCACCTCCGCCACGTTGATCTCAGTGGTCATTTGGATTTGATCAGTGGGGTCAGTCCGCTCGGCGGTCTGTGCTGTCAGGCTATGGAGGGCCTTGCTAACGGCAGACTTGACCAACTCGGGGTCAATCGTGACGGTCGGCTCGGCTGGCGCAGGGGGCTCAGGGGTGGGCTCAGCGGCGGGCTCAGGCTCTACCCAAGGGTCATCCATGGCGCGGCCCAGGCCTACGGTTTGGTCAGCGGGGACGCTGACGCTGGAGACTTCCAGGGCCTTCCAGCTGGTCACGTAGAAGTCGCCGCTGCGCTCTTCGATGTCGTCAATGCTGTAGGCGAACGAGACGTTGCGCACGATGCCGGCTTCAATATCGACGCGGCGGCGGTGCTCTTCTGTTCCACGTTCCGTAGTGTTTGGGCTCCACCGCACCGTGGAGTACAGACGGCGGTCGTCACCCAGCCAGGCCTTTTCGACAACGCCCAAGACCTTGTTGGGGTCATGCCCCCAGAGCCATGGCGCGCCATCGTTCAATCGCGACAGGTCCATGGCGCCTTGCTCATGCACCAGGATCTCGCGGCCGAAGAATCGCTCTACGGGCGCCTCGCTAGAAAACGAGAATGTGAGCGTTTCGTCGGTCTTCTCTTCCAGCTGCATGCCGCCGGGCAGCTCTCGCCGCTGGGTGCCGCGCAGCTTCGTGAGATCTAGGGTGGAATCCAAGGCCAGACAGTCGCTGGTCTCAGGCTACGGATGGCCGGGGCTGAGCTTCCGCATCCTCAGCATCCTCCCCGTCGTCGTCGGGGTCTTCTGTCTCAGGCTCAGGGGTGGGCGGTTCCGCCGCTGGCTCAGGCGGCTGCTCCACGGTCGGCATCAGGCCCAGGGACTCCTTCAGCTGGTTTTCGCGGGCGATCTGCGCGAGCACCATTTCCAACTGCTCGCCCGTGTATTCAGCTATCTGCTCGGAATGCGATTGCAACATCAACTGGCGAGCCAATTCTAACGCCTTCATCTCTTTCTGCGGATCGACCCACGAGTAACTTCTAGCCTGCCAGCGTGGAGAATTATACCTTTCTGGGCGAGTCCAATAATCGTTGAACGCAGGGGATGGCAATTCACCCGCCAGCATTGCAGCACGCAGCCATTCCTCAAAGACGCGCTGGTGCAGGTGTTGAATCAAGATCGACTGAATCACCCGCCAGTGGTCACGATCTTCAAGAATCGACAGCCGGCTGCTGCTGTAGTTTGTTTGGCTGAAGTCGCGGCTCAGCGTCTCATACGAACACCCAAACCCTGCCGCAAACCGCCGCGTCAGGTTCCGCACCACGTTGTCGTACTGGCCGTCATCTGGTCCAAAGTCAGGCGCGACCGGCTCCTGTCCTGGGTCGAGGACGTTCCAGCTGCCAGGCTCAGTGTTGAACAGCTGCTGGCCGTTCTCGACGGCATCGCCCTGCAGCTCGCCATCTGGGGTGCGGATCCATCCGAGGCTGGCTGCCTGAACTCTTTTTCGGGTCCAATGAGCTTCCTCGTATTTTCCGAGATTGTGGACCGTCGTAATCACCGACGCCAACCACGGCACGCCCCGGTTCTGGCCGATTCGCTCCGGCATGAACACATGAATCATGTCAACCGCCGGCACCAGGACGTGCTTCCGCTCCACGCCGCGGCGGTTCAGGCCCAGCTCCACATCGCCAGGGTGGCGGGTCAGGATGGCGTACCGGGTCGGGCGGCCCCACTGGTTGATTTCAACGCCCAGCCGCCATTCGTGGCCGGCGCGATCTGAAACACCAGACTTGTCCTCATCGAGCTGGTGCGCCTCGATCAGCTCCAGCGCCAGCGGCGTGCGGCCCTGCCCCATCGGCTGCCGCACGATCCTGATCAGGCACTCGCCCGACTCCGGCAGGCTGCCGGCGATCATCATCTCGAAGCCGTGGAAACTCAGCCGCCCCGCCACGTCGCAGGTGTCTGGCCGGCACCAGCGGCGCCATGCTTCCTCCAGCAGCCGGTTGCGGCGCACGTCCTTTTCCGTGCCGTTCGCCTTCATCACCTGCCCCTGCATCTGGATCCCACGCGGCCCCACCACGTTGATCTGCGTGGTCCGCTTGGCCTGGCGGGCGTAGGGGTTGTCCCTGACCAGCTGGTGGCAGCGGTCGCGCAGTACGGCCAGGCTGACGCGCAGCTCGGCATCGGCGGAGGTGGTCGGTGCCACCAGGTCATGGAGCAACCGGTTGCGCCGGGCGCCCTCGAACATCCGCTGGCCCTGCTGCCGGCCGTGCCGGGTGGTCAGGATCTGCCGCTGCAGCCAGGATCGAACACCCATCAGATCACCCCCGTGAAGCGCACATAGAGCCGGCGCGGATCGCCGAGGCCTTGCGCGATCATCTCGGCGCGTTGCTCGCGGGCGACTTCAGCCTTGAGGCGGTCGCGCCATTTGATCAGTTCGGCCAGGTCGGCGCGGACCACCTTGCGCCCGCCGTTACCCAGGCTGCCGATCTGGTACTCCTGCGCACCCGTAGTCAGGGCGCGGATGGCCTCTTCAACCGCCTCCAAATCTTTCTGCGCCTGGCTGCGATCATCGAAGGCGCCGGGGGTGCCGCTGAATGCCAGGCTCTTGCGGACGGTCAAGCTGCCGCGGCCGGTGGTGAGCGGGGCGCCGCTGACCGTGGAGACGATCTGCAGCTCCCAGCTGCCAGAGGTCATCGCCGCGGTGGTCTGCGCGGTGAGATTCACCCGCCAGCCGTTGTCCGTTTCGGTGGCTACGGCCTCGATGCCGGCGCCAGCTGCTGCAGCGCGGAGCCACACGCGAACGGCAGTGGCGTCGGGGTGGACGCGGGACTCGACCCAGCTGGTCAGATCGCCTTGGTAGAGCTCGGCCGGCTGGGTCATATCACCTTGAATGATCGTGCCCGGCGCGGCGCGGGCTCTCCCTTAGAGGCTACGGAGGCCGCCAGCTGTGCCGCTAGCCGGTCCCACATGGTGCCGGGGGTGTAGCGGCGGCTTACTAGCTGGAGGGCGGCGTAGGCCATCCGGGTGCAGTCGCCAGCCTCATCCCTGCTGCCGGTCGGCTTGTCCCATTTGTACTCCCGCTTGCCGGCGCCTTTTTTCGGCATCTTCTTCCACGGAAACAGCTCAGCCAGAAACTGATCCGTAGACGCCTCGCCAAAGTGCAGATACCCAGGGCCAGGCTTTTCCTGCCGCAACCGGCCTTGCAGGTGCTGAATACTCGTTTCATACCCCACCGCATACATCAGCACGCCTTTTTTGATCACGCTCTGATTCTTTCGGTTGATATTGACTGGCACACCCTTGCCGATCAGCGGTTTGCCCTTGCTTTCTGATCCCTTCATCGGCACCCATCTGCCAACCCTTGTGCGGCACCAGTCCCGTACCTCATGCGTGGCATAGCCACCATCATCAATGCCGCCTAACGCAATCTGCAGCTCTGAGCCATCCTCCCGCTTCCACTTGGTTTCCAGCACTGCATCCAACTGATTCAAAGTTTCCAGCTGCTGCGGGTCGCCGTCGATTTCAAAATGCCCCACGTGCCAACCTTCCTCGCCACGGCCCCATCCCCATATCGTCACCACCAGCCGTTCCGCCATTGCACCGCCACCACCCTGCACGTCAACGCCAGCGGTCAGAACCAGGACGCCATTGGGCACCACATCTGCTGGATACCCATTTCCTGCTGTTGCGTCCTGCCGTCGCTGAGATAGTCCCTCTACGTTCAGCTTTCCGGTGATCGTGTCTTCCCATGGCACGCCCAGTACCGTGTTATGGAATGTCTGCATTGAGTCGGTATCACCTTTGCGCATCATCTCCAGCGCTTCCTGATACTCGCTTACCAAATTTCCCCACTCAGCGCCAGCGTGGTAGCTATACGCTGCCCAGATATGCCGACTTCTGACGCGGGGGTAACCATCCTTCAGGATCTGCTGGCTGCGGTCGAGCCCTAGTGGGCAGGCCCAGCCGCCATGCTCATCCATCCAACGCAGCCTGGCATAGCCGATCAGATCGTGGCAGTTCTCGCATTCATACTTACCGGCATCATCGCCTTCCTTCCGCATCTGCTCCCATCGGAGCACTTGATACTGGCCGCAATGCGGGCATGGCAAATACCGGTACTGCTGATCACCTTTCTTGAACCATTGGTGCGTTTTGTCGTCAGGGTAGATTGGCGTACCGCCAATGATTGTCTTGCGGTTCCAGGTGGTAGCAGATCGATTCATCCCTAGCTTGATCTGATCGCCTTCATCGATCGCGTCATACGCTGACGGCTCTTCAAAGATCACCACCGTCCGTTCTTTACGTCTGAAACCTTTACCGCTTGCAGCGCTGACAATATCGATCAGGCCGCCATTGGTTAGCTTTTTGAGCAGGATAGTATTTGTCGCCGTTCCCCTGGCTTTCGACTCGGTTAGCAATCCTTGCAAGCATGGCGAATCCCTGAACAGATCTGAAATATCTTCCTTGCTGTATTCTTCTGCATCATTCTGTACCGGCTGCACAATCATCACCTTGCTCGGCTTCCAATGCGAGTAATACTGCACCGCGCCGATCTTCACGCATTCAGACCAGCCCACACGTGCTGACTTCATGCAAACCTCAACCTCCACGTACGGGCTGGTGAAACCGTAGAACCAATCACGCTGATAGGGCCTAGTCGTCCATTTACCCTTACTGGCTGCGTTACCAGTGACGTGACCGTGCGTGTCTGCATACTCAACGCCGCTTAACATCGGCCGCGGCCTAAAGCATTCCGCCAGGCTCCGCGCCATACTGATCCGATCGCGGCAGATCATCCCTCTACCTCCTGATCGGTAAATTCCCAGTCCGCTACGTTTTGCAGAAACTGATTTACCAGCTTTGAAATAATATCCTGTTCTTCAACCGTAAGGTGTGGGATCTGGTTTTTGATCTGCTGCGGCAAGCTCAACGCTTGACTCTGCAGCGTCAGTGCCAC